GAATCCTGTATTAGCACCAGTTAAATATTGAAGTATACTATTATCTCCAAAACTATTAAATACACTTACTCCTAAAGATTGTAATAAATTGTATACAACATCTTTAGAAATACCAACATTTAAATTATTATTGGCTAAATTAATATCCGTTATTGATTTTATATATATCCATATATTGTCAAAATATTGACCCATCATATTTAGGAAAACTAAATAATTGGCGTTGTCTGGATCATCTACAACATAAGACGGTACTGAATATTTAAAATAATTTACATTATCTGAATCATAGTCTTCAGCATTTAGTGTAATATTATTATACCAAGTAACAGCTTGTGATGATGTTGAAGGATATAAAATATAAGGTTTATTAGAACTTTGTTTTGGGAATGGAGTAATTCCATATTGTAAAGAAGACGTTAAAGATCCTGAAGTGAAATATAAGTAATTTTCAAACCCATCAAAATTAGCTATAGTATTGTTTATACTAGATGAGTATGAATTTATTTCAGATTGTAAACTACTAGTAGTTGATATATAAGGTGTATAATAATTTATAAAGTTATTACCCGTTTCAATTTGTTTAACTTTAGTAAAGAAATTTTGTATACGTGATAAAGCCGAACCAAATGTTACAAAGTTTCCAAAACCACCATTATCACCACCTTCTCCATCATAATTAATATTAATACTAATACTTTGAGATATATTTAAATTTAATAAAGAATTATTATTTAAATCTAATCCGTCTGCACTTTGATAAGCTGTATTAGTTGTGTTAGAACCTCTTCTTTGTCCTCTATTTCTAAAATTAGGTCCTCTTAGTTTTTTTATAGCAGGTGCCGAAAATATAGCGTCAAGATTAATGTCAAAAATATATGGAGTAGAAACTTCTTCTACTACCCAAAATGATGTTTTTTCATTAACAACACTATCTAATTCATTATATAATTTAAATAATATTTCATACCCAGTATCAACTCTATTTAAAACAATATTGGTAACTAATTCTTGAGTATTATTACCAAAATTTAAAAGAAATGGATCAAAATAAGAAGATGAATTATAGTAATCAATTAAAGCAAGAGAACCACTTTCTATTTGATCGTCAGTTAAAATAACAGATCCTGCTCGTATTTCTGTTCTATCAGGAGAAATTTCTTTAATAAATAAAGAAGCTGATGGGAAACTTGAAATTTTATTTTTAAATATATTATATTGAACCTTAAATTCACCTGATGAATATCCTAAATTTTCAAGATCCATTACAGGATCAATTTCAATAATAGGATATGATGCTGTTATTGATAAATTTGATACACTACCTACCTCAGCTCCTGTAGATGTTGTATTGTTTATATTTAAATTAGGATTAACACCTGAATTTAAAGCAACATCATTTGGTAATTTATATTCGCGGTAATTATAACTTGTTTCTAATAAGGTATTTCCTATATCATATACAAAATATTCTATATAATCGTTAGGAGCTCCAAAACTTTTTTTTATTTTTTGAGAAGTAATTAGTCTTAAGTCATCTGCTGAATAGCGAGATACTTGTGTTGTGTTTAATATACTACCTACTATTTTTATATTATCTGCCATTTATTAAGCTTGGTTTGATAGTTGGTTTGCATTATTAACTGTAGTTTGAACATCTACTAATTGTTGTCTTAGTGAAGTTATTTCATCTAGTAAAGCTTGTATATCTGTGGTGTCAACATTTACACCTAATGTGCCTGCTATTTTATTTAATAACTGTTGTAATAAATCATTTGGCATAAGAGGGTACAATGAATTAAATAAAGCTAAAAAATCTTCTAAAGTAAAAGTAGGTGCTACCTCTCCGGTTCCATTTAATCCATTAGCTGGGGCTAGCTGGTTAAATTGAGTATTAACAACTCTATTAAAAGCATCTTTATCAAATACTGTTTTCTCTATTGGTATACGAGACATTATCTTATAACTTTAAAATAGTAATTATTATCAGATATAACTGTTCCACCAGTAGCTAATACAGTTTTAAATAATAATTTATAGTAGCGTTCAGGTTGTAATCCGTTCATATATACATCAAAATAACTACCACTAGTATCACAACTAATTTTAGTGTATGTTGTGTCGTAATCTACGACAATTTCTTCGGTATCCAAATCTTTTATTGACCAATATGAAGAAGTGGGTAATGCTTTATTATTTAAATAAACTGAACTAGTTTGAAATACTCTAGCTGGAAATTTATCTCTAGAATTTATTCTGAAACGTTGTACTGAATCTTGTTGAAATTCACCTTTATTGTTACCTAATGAAATAACAAATGCGTCTGAATTTATAACAGATAATGAGCCTGTATTATATACAAAATCATTCCATCTAATTTCTAAACATGGAGGATATATTGTATGGGTATTACCTGAAAAATATTTTGTTTCAAATTTAGGTTGTGTTGTAAATTCTAAAGATGATGAATGTTTTAAAATAAATCCATAATCAGAAATAATATTTTTAAAACTTGCACTTACAGCATTTGTTACTTTTAATTCAATATCTTTAGAAGTTGAATTTGTAAATGACTGACTAGAAGCATATTGAGAACCAGTATACCAATAACCACCACCTATATTTCCATTAATACTACCACTTCTATATGAACCTGTTGCTGGTGCTTGTGTTGCAACAGATGCTGAAGTGAACCATAAATTACCATTTAATTGGTCTTTATATTGCCAACTAACCCCATCAGTAGTAATAGGTGAATTACCTAATCTACCCGTACCCATATTCCAACTTCCAGATATTGGATGACTAAATATAGTATAGTTTAAGGGTATGGATGAAGCGTTAGCTAAATATAACTTTAAATATACATCAAAAGCGCTGCTTGATACTAAAGTCGCTATTGTACCGCTTACTTGAGCAGAAGGGAATTGAATTAAGGTACGTGATACTTCATCAGTACCATTAATGGAATAGTAAGTGCTAAGTTCTAATATTTCATCTAACCCAGTGTTTAATGTTGGATAAAATGAATATATAGTAGCACTCTTTTCGGGAAATATTTTATAAATTGCCATAGTTAGTAATTACTACATATAAATATGTTAACTACCAAACTATTTTACGCTAACAATGCGTAATATTCTTTAAAGTGTTTGATACGATCTGGTAAACCTATTGTACCACCATTAACACGTTTAGTGATTGATGTAACAACTGCATCAGTTGCACCACCATCCGCCATAGTGTGTAATTTATTTTTATTAAAAAACCAAGCTGCTGATAATAGTGCATATTTTTCTGCTACCCATGTTGGGTTAGCAGCAATATCTTCATTAATTGATTTACCAAATGCTGTATAATTATCCTTACCTGTTAATTGAATGTAACCACGACCACAGAACTTAGCACCTTCACCTGATGCTTCAGGTCCATTGCCCATTCTACCACCATAAACTTTATTAGCAATTTTTTCTGGTTTACGCTCGTATTGTTTAGCTAGTGCTTCTGTTGGAAAATATTTTTTAAATATACCCATTAATCCTTTAGCACTATAATTTAAATTTTCTTTGGTTAATCTAAAACCACCTGATTCGTGACCACATTGAGCTAAAAAATGGGCTAAACGTAAAGGAGTATTAATTTCAAACTTACTCATAACTCCTGGTATTTGAGCAATTACATTATCTGGGATGTGTCCTTTTAATTTGTCTAAATTCATATTTTTAATTTTATAATGTTATAACTCTACCTTGAATATCTGTATTAGGATATCTAACTTCAAATATTGAAGGATCTGCTGATGGGTATATATTTCCACTTTGAGTAGCTCCAGGTATATCATATCCAAAAGTAGAATAAATAATACCTGTAGTATCTTGTTTATTAATTATTTCAATATTAGGAACAGATTGTACTCCTTTTATTTGTAAAAGAAGAGATATAATTTCAGAAAGTACAATAGGTTGATCTATTTGCCATTTTTCTATATTAAAATAATCTTTTAAAGCATTAATACAATTAGATAATACTAATTGATTACTAAATCCACTTATTGTAGTAATATCAAAATTAACTCCTATATTAATATAAAAAGCATCTCTAATATTAATAGCATCTGTAACCATTCTATACTCATTTAGATAAGTAACTAGATTTTGTTTTAATGTAGTTGATGCTAAATCTAATTGTTTATTAGAATTGTAAGCTAAAACATATAAATCTAAAGATAATGGATTAGGTTGCATATTAGCAGTTACAAGAGAAGGTTGTGGATTCTCCATAACATCTTGGGTAATATATATTTTAGAAATACTACCATAATCTGAAGGTAAAGATAATGCTCTTACAATATAGTCATTTTTAGTTACAGCACGTAGTTGAGAAGAATGAGCATATAAAGCATTTTGTCTAATTTCCTCTATTTCATCTCCACCCCTTCCACCTGATGAAGGGTCTGGATTGGTAGAAGCTATACTTGATCTTATTGTAGTAGATATTATTCCTCCAGGATCACCATTTTTAAAATATATCCCTGAAGTATCAATACTAGTTAAATCGTTAGTAGATACATTTGAAGTTATTCCTCCACCTGTTAAATATCTTACTGTTAAAGTTGTATTAGAAGGAGCTAAACCATATTCTTGAGTATAAAATATAGAAGCTTGATTATAATTATTTAGCAAATTAGATATACCTGGTACTAAACCTAATTGAATATTATCTGGGGTTGGTATTATATTATTATCAGATTTATTAGAAACTCCTGCTCCAAATTCTAGTTGTAATGAACTATCAGATAAAATTCTTGATATAAATCTACGTGGAGTACGTTTTAATTTTAATAAATAAGGTACTTGATCAGTAGTATAATTTGGGTTTGAAAACTTTTCGTAAATAGTGGATTGTGCTAAATAAGGTACTTCATACCATTTATTTCCATCACTGTCTGTTATATCTAAAATTTGTAAAATATTACTATCATTAATAGTAACAGTAGAAAATTTTTGAGGACTACTAAAACTAAATGTAGTTGTTTTAATATCAGCAGATATAGCTGGTATTGAATTTTTTATTAAAAAATAATCTGTATCATACAAAGTAATAGTAGCACTTCCTGTATCACTAAAATCTAATTTTTGAGTAGTTAAGAATTTATTTCCAGTAGAAGTAGAAGATAAAATTGTATTTTCAGGTACTATTAAAGCGTAAGAGGTATCAGGAATTAAAGGACTTGTACCTACTTTAATAGGCATTTTTTGATATATATCTATTGTGGCTGAAGATGCGTATGATGCTTTTGGGCGATATCCTAAAGTATATGACAGTGCATATAAATTTTCTTTTTCTTTAGCATATAATAAATAGTTTTCCTGTACTTGGTTATCAAGATAAAATGACATTACATCACCAACATATGAGGCCATTTCAATAAACATAGCTCCTGGGTTAGCATCTGAAAAGTCATTATATGCTGTTGGAAAATATGTTTTAGCATAGTTTGTAAGGTTAGCCTTAAAATCACTAAAACTTTTATTTAAGTATGATATATTGTTATCTTGGGACATTATTATATAAATT